TTACCTCGTACAGAAATTGCTAAAGATTCCATTTTAGGTAATACAACTGATAGTTATGATGATGCTTATGGTATTGAAATGTATGTTGAAGATGTAAATGGTTTTGCTGGCCAAGGTGATTTAATTGGTAAATTTGGATTGGAGATGAGAGATGAGTTGACTTTTGTTGTATCTAAACGAGTGTTTGAATTACTTGTAGAAAATGTAAGTAATCTTTTAACAATAGGTCGACCAAGAGAGAATGATATTATCTATGTACCTCTCTTTAAAAAATTTTTCCAAATAGATTTTGTTGAAGATGAAGACCCAATGTATCAAATCGCTGATTTGCCTGTATTTAAATTAAAATGTTCAATGTGGGATTATTCATCAGAAGCTGTAGATACAGGTATTACAGAAATTGATGATAAACTTACAAAAGAAACACTAGATAGACTTCAAAATCAATTTTCATTAGAATCAGGAACAACAGTTTCTGGATCTTTATTAGCGGAACAAGTAGATGGTAACATTGAGGCATTCCTTTCAGAAGATAGATCCTTTATGGTAGATGAAACAGATGGTGATAATTTATTATTGGAAGATGACCCTAATTATATTGACTATATAATACAAGAGGTTGCTTTAGCGACTGGAGTAGAAGATATTGCAGGTGCGGATAATTTGGCATTTGATACAGCTGCAGGCATAGATGATTTTGATTCAGACAATGATATATTTGATTTTTCTGAAAATAATCCATTTGGTGACCCTAGAAACAATTAAAGGAGATAATTTATAATGTTTAAGGACGCACAATACCATGAATTAATACGAAAGACGGTAGTTGCATTTGGTACATTGTTTAACGATATGTTTGTTTATCGAAAAAACAGTACAGGTAAAACAATACAAAAAATGAAAGTACCTTTAGCGTATGGACCAAAACAAAAATTTTTAACAAGACTAGACCAGGATTCTGCTCGTACTGCTGCTGATCCAAAATCAACCGCAATGACTTTACCTCGTATAGGTTTTGAAATGTCAACATTAGCTTATGACCCAGCAAGAAAACTTAATCGTATTCAAAAATTTAAAAAAGTAAAGGGTGCTGATAGCAAGTCATTACAACAAACATATATGCCAGTACCTTATAATGTAGGTTTTACTTTATTTGCTATGGCGAAAAATAGTGAAGACGCTTTACAGATTGTTGAGCAAATTTTACCTATGTTTCAACCAGATTATACAGTAGCATTAAATGTAATGCCTTCTTTGGATGTTGTAAGAGATGTTCCTATTGTTTTATCAGATGTGAGTTATGAGGATAGTTATGATGGTGCATTTACAGAAAGACGAGTGATATTATATACACTTAACTTTGTTGCTAAAATGTATCTATATGGTCCTGTAACAAGTCAAGGTATAATTAAACAAGTTCAAGTTGACCAATATACAGATACTAATGTTGCAACGGCAAAAAGAGAGCAAAGATATGTTGTTACACCTACACCAACTACAGCGGATGCTGATGACAATTTTGGATTTAATGAAGTTACTTCGTTTTTTCAGGATGCTGATGATTGGGATCCAACAACTGGTACTGATAAAGAAGCTTAAATATGAAAGTGTATTATGAAAAAAGTGGAAGACAAGTTGAATGAGATATTAGATATCGCTGAAACTAAAGTACAAGAAGAAAAATTACAACCTATTATTCCTCGTCCCAAAGAGAAGGACGATATAGATAGCGACTACAAATACAGTAGAGAAAATTTATATAGTCTTGTAGAACGAGGACAGGATGCTATTGATGGTATCCTCACCCTTGCAAAAGAAACAGAACATCCACGCACATACGAAGTAGCAGGACAACTTATTAAAAATGTTGGTGAGGTTACTGAAAAACTTTTACAGTTACAAGAGAAAATGAAAAAACTTAATGATGAGGTGGGAAAAACACCTAGTAAGGTTACAAATGCTTTGTTTGTGGGTTCAACAGCAGAATTACAAAAAATGTTAAAGAAGGATAAGAAGTGATTGAAACAAAAGCGTATTTAGGTAATCCAAACCTTAAAGCAGCAAATCAAAAAGTTAGATTTACCAAAAAACAAGTTCAAGAGTTTTTAAAGTGTCAGGAAAATCCTGTTTATTTTATTTCAACTTATTTAAAGATTGTTTCACTTGACCATGGTTTAGTTCCTTTCGATATGTATGTCTTTCAAAAAGAAATGGTTGATACATTCCATAATAATCGTTTTTCAATTGGTAAATTACCTAGACAATCCGGTAAATCAACAATAATTGTTGCTTACATTTTGCATTATACCATATTCAATCCTAATATTAATGTAGCAATACTTGCTAATAAAGCGGCAGTTGCTAGAGATATGTTAGGTCGTTTGCAACTTGCATATGAAAATTTACCTAAATGGTTGCAACAAGGTATAATTAATTGGAATAAAGGTAGTTTAGAATTAGAAAATGGCAGTAAAATAATGGCAGCTGCAACATCTTCTAGTGCTGTTCGAGGTGGTTCTTATAATATAATATTTTTAGATGAGTTTGCTTATGTGCCTAACAACATTGCTGAACAATTTTTTAGTTCAGTTTATCCTACAATTACATCTGGTAAAACTTCAAAAGTAATTATCGTTTCTACTCCACATGGTATGAATATGTTTTATAAATTATGGAATGATGCTATACATAAAAGAAATAGTTATAAAACTATTGAAGTGCATTGGTCAGAAATTCCTGGTCGTAATGAAAAATGGAAAGATGAAACTATTAAAAATACAAGTGAGAGCCAATTTCGTACGGAGTTTGAATGTGAATTTTTAGGTAGTGTTGATACATTGATTAGTGCGACTAAATTACGGACATTAAGTCATATACCACCAATAAAATCAAATGCTGGTTTGGATGTTTATGAAGACCCAATAAAAGAGAAAAGATATGTGGTTACAGTTGATGTTGCAAGAGGCACGGTTAATGATTATTCTGCTTTTGTGGTTATAGACGCTACAAGTATACCTTATAGAGTTGTTGCTAAGTATCGTAATAATGAAATTAAACCTTTAGTTTTTCCTCAAGTAGTTCATAAAGTTGCAACTGCATATAATATAGCAGAAGTTCTTATAGAGGTAAATGATATTGGTGGACAGGTAGCAGATACAATGCAATTTGATTTAGAATATGATAATTTGATTATGGTTAATCAGCGAGGACGCTCTGGACAAGTTGCAGGTACAGGATTTAGTGGCAAACAATCACAAATGGGAGTAAGAACAACAAAAGCGGTAAAGAAAATAGGTTGCGCTAATTTGCGAGCTATGGTAGAACACGACAAACTTATTATACAAGACTTTGATATTATTAGTGAATTGTCAACTTATATATTGAAAGGTAAAGATAAATTTGAAGCAGATGAAGGTGCTACAGATGATTTAGTTGCGTGTTTGGTAATATTTGCTTGGTTATCAAACCAAACATATTTTAAGGAATTAACAGACCAAGATATACGAGCAAGATTAGTTGATGAACAACAGGACGCAATGGACCAAGATATGGCACCTTTTGGTTTTGTGGATGATGGTATTACGCCACCAGAAGAGGAAAGTTTTAAAGATCCGTATGGAACAACCTGGACACCAGTAAAATACAAACACGGACTCTAAAATGTGGGTATTATAAATATTGTTGTTAATAAATAACAAATTTAACAATTAAGGAGAACAAGATGGCTTTTTTAGTATCACCAGGCGTTCTCGTTACGGAAAAGGATCTTACTAATGTAATTCCTGCAGTTAGCACCTCTATTGGTGCGATTGGGGTTGCTAGTGAGAGAGGGCCGATGGACGAAATCGTAACGGTTTCAAGTGAAAATGAGTATGTAAGAGTATTTGGGAAACCAACTGCTGCCACATATGAATACTTTTTTAGTGCAACCAACTTTTTGCAGTACGGAAATGCTTTAAGGGTAGTTCGAGCAACTACAGGCTGCGTAAATGCAGGTGTTAGTGCCGGAGTGTTGATTAAAAATACAACACACTACCTAGATAATTACTCCTCTGGAGCTGGATCTGTTGGCAGCTGGGCTGCTAGAGAACCAGGAACTTGGGGAAATAACTTAAAAGTGTCTATGTGTACCAATTCGACTGCTTATGGACCAAGTCAAATGGGTGGTAACCTTGTCAATGACGCTTCGGCGGCTATTGGCGATACAACTATCACCGTAGATGATGGCTCTATAATCAATGTTGGAGATATTTTAGAGTTTGGAAGTGCTGCTGATTATACAGCTGCACCTTCTGGACATTATTACAAAGTATCTTCCATTGCTACCCATGTCCTAACAATTGCAAGATTCGATCCTGCTTCTGGTAAAACACTAACAGGTGGATTACGACACGCTGTCGTGGATGATGCAAAAGTTAAAAGATATTGGGAATACTACTTCAATTTTTCACAAGCACCTACAACTACAGATGATGTATCTGCTGCTGGCGGTTCACTTGATGAATTGCATATTGTGGTGGTTGATGAAGATGGCGGTATCACAGGTACAGCAGGCACTATATTAGAAAGACACGAAGGTTTATCGCAAGCTTCAGACGCTAAAACGGCTCAAGGTGCGAGTAACTATTATGTTGATGTGCTTTATAGAAATTCAGAACATATTTACTGGATGGATCATGAAGGAACATTAGCAAATGCTGGTAACACAAAAACTGGACGAACATTTGATAATCAAGGCGCAAATGATTTTAGCGTATATTCTGCTTCACTTACACTTGGAACAGATGATGTTGAACCAACTTTGGGAGAAATGGCGTTAGCATATGATAAATTTGCTGATGCTGAAACAGTTGATGTAAACTTTATTATCGGCGGACCATCACAAGGTGGGGGATTAACTGCTGCTGATGCAACAGGTGACACCCACGCTACTAAAGTGATTGATATTGCTGAAGGAAGAAAAGATTGTGTAGCATTCATTTCACCTGCGAGAGCAGATGTTGTAAATGTTTCTGATCCAATTTCCTCTACAGCTAATGTTAAAGCTTTCGCTGACGGACTTGCTTCAAGTTCATATGCAGTAATAGATAGTGGATACAAATATCAGTATGACAAATACAATGATGTATAC